TAACCAGGAAAAGACCTTGCCCACCATTGATTTCTATGATGTTGGTGATACCTGGGCTGAGTCAACACCAACCTTTGAACAAAAAACGGCAAACCTGAAGATTATGGGTGGTGATGCCGACGTTGATAACTTCCTCAAGGCGACCCGAAGTAATATCCAGGATTTAGAGGCAGCCGTGGTCGAGCTGAAGGCTAAGGCGCTCAGGGATAAGTTTGAGGATACCTTCATCTATGGGGATTCAACCGCCAATGCCAAGCAGTTTGATGGTCTGAGGAAGCTCATTAATACTACCACCGCCAGCAGCCAGGTAATCGCCATGGGACCAACCGGGGCTACCCTTACCCTGGCTAAGCTGGATGAGCTTATCGACGTAATAAAGGGCGGTAACCCCGACCTTTTGCTTATGAGCCGACGCTCAAGGCGAAAGCTCAACGCCCTGGTCAGGGCGGCTGGGGGAATGATAGAGACCGACAGGGATAACTGGGGTAACTTCATCCAGTTGTGGGACGGCATCCCAATTGGCGTCAATGACTGGATACTGGATACCCATGTCCTTACCGGCAGTGTGGAGACGGCAACCACCGGAGGCACCTGCTCCACTATCTACACCTTCCAGATGGGAGAGGGGGCGCTATGCGGCTTAACCAGCCCCGGGCACATAACCGTGGAGCCAATCGGCTCACTGGAGACCAAGGACGCATCACGAACCAGGATAAAGTGGTACTGCTCGCTGGCTCTGTTTAGCTCAATTAAGGCAGCCGCTTTAATCGGGGTTCAGGACTAAAATTGGCGAATTTTGGGGAGCCTCGCAAGAGGCTCCCCAAAGGAGGAAAAATGGAAAACAAGGATGTAGCTCAATGGATTTGTAACTACAAGCTCAGTAAATACCACGAGGATATTGAGCCCTACCGTGGTTCAGAGCAGGACTTCTATGAAAGGTTCAAACCTTATGAGGTGATTGAGGGCGAGGGTAACTGTTTGCTTAATGTTGGCATTGATGAGATGTGGGACTTGATTGTCGGGGATTCAGCTAATCACTTTAATAATGCCAATACCCAGATTGGTGTTGGCGATTCCAATACTGCTGCCAATGCCACCCAAACCGACCTTCAGGCAACCACCAACAAGACCTATAAGGGTATGGAAACCGGCTATCCTACTTCTACCAGCCAGAAGGCAACCTTCAAGGCTAGCTTCGGTGCTAGCGAAGCCAACTATACCTGGAATGAATGGGTGGTGAAGCAATCAGCCAGTGGCAAGTGCCTAAATAGGAAGGTTGACGCTCTGGGCACAAAATCAAGTGGCACCTGGACGCTTGAGGTTAGCATTACTTTGAGCTGATAGGGGTGGACTATGCCTCAACATACCAAAAGGGATATTCTTGCCGGGCGTAAGGCGGTTGATGCCTATAGGGAAGACCTTTGGGGGGTGTGGCACTGATGGCTACCGAATATTTGAGACCAAATGCAGCGGGCGATGAAACTAACATAGCCTCGCAATATCCTAGTAGCACTTATCACTGGGATAAGGTAGACGAGGCAACCGCCGATGATGATACTACTTATGTCTCTACTAGTATCACATCCTATCAGCGAGACCTATATAATTTAAGCAACCCCACTGGCAGCGGGACTATCAATTATATTAAGGTCTGGTATAGATTCAGGGGGGCTACTGGTCTTCCTGTTACTGCTTATCTTACACCAGCAATCAAAACTGGTGGCACTGCTTATGAAGGAAGCGAAGATACTGAGACTGCTGCTTCATATAAGAATGGTTCTTACCAATGGACAACTAATCCCCAAACAGGAGTGGCGTGGACGTGGGATGACCTTACTGCCCTACAGGCGGGAGTAAAAATAAAGGGTTACGGTGGAAAGAGCTGTCGTTGCACCCAAGTCTATGTTGAGGTTGACTATACATCAGCAGTAACCGAGAAGACCTCTTCCGATACTGGCTCTGGTGTTGATGCCTATGTTTCACTGGAAACCGGTGAGGCTAAGGCCTCATCTGATGCCGGCGCTGGTGTTGAGGGCATGCCCCTGCCAAGCGCTACCCTGACTGGCAGTGAAACCGGCTCTGGCATTGAAGCCCTCGTTGCCCGGCTACTAGCTGCCTTTGATACCGGCACCAGCGCCGAAGTTGCTCAAGTCGTTGGGCTGCTCAATGACCTGTTTGCCAGTGAACTGGGATGGGGCTCCGATTCTCTTACCGCCAAGATAGAAATACCCACCAAGGGGGGAGGTATGAAATTATGGACCTAAACACTATGAGAACCATTGTTAGACGCGAACTAAAGGATGAGGACACGGGGAATTACCGCTGGAGCGATGATGAGCTGGACAGGCACATCGCCCACGCGGTAAAGGAGTTTTCCGAGGCGGTGCCCTTGCCGACAAAAGCCACCCTTCCCACCACCCCAGGCTCCAGGGTGATTGATATATCCCCTCTGACCGATAGGGTTATGGTGGAGGCGGTGGAGTATCCGGTGGACAAGTTCCCGCCCTGCTACCAGAGGTTCGCGCTATGGGGGCACGCTTTAACCCTCTTTAGTGACGAAGTCCCCGATGGCGCTAACTGCAATGTCTACTATGGTATGCTCCATACCCTTGATGCCCAGGAGTCTACTATCCCGGCCAAACACGAGGACTTGATTGCTACCGGCGCTGAGGGCTATGCCGCTTTAGAGTGGGCTAACTATGCTATTAATCGGGTTAGCGTCGGCGGCACCACAACCCCAAGGGAGTTCCTCAATTGGGGTAACCAGCGGTTAAAGCAATTTAGAAGCGAGCTAAAGAGACTGGGAAGAAGGAACTTGGTCAGAATTCGTCAGCTCTATAGAGTGTAAAGGAGGCTATTATGCCAGTAAGAGAAGCACTACCTAAGACTAAAGATGGCTTACCTCGGGAGGCGTTTGCCATTGCCGGTGACCCTACTGACCCTGATACCTGGAAGCTGCCCCATCATAAGAAAAGCATCTTTAGAGCCCTAAAGGGGAGGCTTGATATTGAACGGACGGTTGACTGGGAGCGGATGCCAGCGGCAGTGGCTGCCCTCTCTCCGGGTGGTTACCGGGGACGGAGGGTTGATGCCAGTCCCGAGGAGATACTCCAGGCAGCCAAGCACCTGGCAAACCACTACCGCAAGGCAGATAAGCCGTTGCCTGATACCCTGGCAGCACTGGCGTAGTTGAGATGGAGGATTTAGCACAGTTTATCAAGAGCCTTATCAGACCCTTTATCATCGTCTGGGGCTTTACCCTCTACAGCATCTGCATTTTGACTGGGATGGAGGTGCCTCCATTATTAGCCGGATTGGTCTCTGTGGTTATCATAGAATACTTTGGCGAAAGAGCCATTCAGAGGTTAAAGGGAAAATGATAAGCCGATTGTATAAGTGGCTTTGGACTAGTATAGGTGGCAGACCATGGACTTATATTATCCGGGATAACCAGAGGCAATATCCCCTGTTCTGGCTCCTCTTGTTTGGAGCCCTCGGCATTCTGCTCGGTCACTTATTCTGGTGACGCTTGGAGGAGCTCAATGAGACAACTCAGTTCAACATTGCTTGCTGCCCAGAAGCAGGCTACCCATGTCCCCTATGTCAAGGTGGAGGCATCAAATAAGCACTCCGGGGTAGTCAACCTGGGGTGGGCAAGGCTCTATACCGGCTCGGAAGACGATTACTTTCACGCCGTGACTATGCCCGGGGACGGCTCCCTAATCAGGGTCAGGTTAACACCCCCGTCTGATTCGCGGAAGCTCTATCGCCAGAGGGTGGCGAATCCTAACCCCCAGTCTGATTTTAGCCAGTGGGTTTATACCAGCCAGTATGATGTGGTTACTGTCGCTTGCTGTTCCCTGGGGGCTGAGGTCTCCATCTTCTGGATTAAGAGTGACCGGAAGCTCTACCAGCTGAAGAGCACTGACTACGGGGCAAGCTGGGGAAGCCCTGAGCTCCTTGGCTATACGCCGACTACTGCCATCAATGGCATCGCTGCCGCTTATAAGCCGAATGGCGATATTGCCCTTTTCTTCGCTGACCAGGCAACCCTCTATGTGATGAAGCACATAAATGGTAGCTGGGGGGAGCAGATTGCCTGGGACAAGTCAACCGGTGACCTCTCAGGGGTAGCCACAGTTTATAGTGGCGACTGGAACCTCTTTATAACCGGGAAGGATTCCGGTGGCAATTTCAAACTCTGGTCACTGGTTTACGGCGATGGTGGGGATGTCGCGGCGGGAACATGGTCAGAGCTGAAGGAGTTTGCCTCAGCCCCGTCCGATGGCAGCTTTGAATACGGCGCAGCATTTATGGATAAGCCCGATGTCTATCGTTGCTTCTTTGTTGAGAGGTTCAGCGGAACCACATCGTACAATCGCCCCTTCTGGTCGCACTCAGTCCTGGAGACCAAGTTTATTGATAATCTGTGGCATGAGCCAATACCGTTTAATCTTTCCAGCCAGTATGGCATGGCTAGCGCTCACTACGGCGAGTATTGCTGGTTATCTACCCCCTGCGGTGTGTGGCGAGCTAAGCTAACCCCAGACAGCCTTGATTTAACCGCTGACGTCCTGTCATTAAGGCAGGAGCTTGCTGGAACCAAAGGTAACCTTACCCTGGAGCTAAGAAACGATGATGGCAGGTATGCTTCGCCGGGGCAGGCAGACCTGTCAGTCCTTGACGTTGGTTGTCAGTTGGAGTTCAGCCCCGGCTATGTTACCTCTCAAGGAAACGAGGTCAGCCCAGGATTAACCTTCACCCTCAATGCCTATGAGCATACCAGCGCCGGCGGTAAGGCTAGCCTGATTCTCCATGCCTCAGATGGCTGGAACCTGATTGAAAACTGGAGAGCCAGGCAACAGTTCCGATGGAACAGGGAAACCGATGAGATGAGCGTCAAACAAATCCTCCAGTTTGTGCTGGCTAGGGTTGGGCTAAAGCTTGAAGTAAAATCACAGTCATCGGTTTTAACCAGCTACTACCCTGATTTCACCATCAACCCTAATAATACCGGCGATACCGTCATCAAGAGGCTGCTATCCTTCGTCCCCGACGTTCTACTCATCGAGGGCAACAAAGCCTATGTGGTAAATCCCCTATCCTCCGACGGTTCTAATTATCCCTACGGCTCGTCCCACTCTATACTTGAGGGCAGGTATAGAGCCGAAGCCTGGGGGCTTAATCGAGTCCAAGTCGAGGGCTACGACCCGACACAGGGAAAGGCGATAGTGGTTGATTCCTTCACCTGGAACCAGATAGACAGGCTCTATGACAGGCTAAGTCAGCTTGAAGACAAGAATATAGATACTGTGACCAAAGCTGAGCAGAGGGGAGAAGCCTATCTAAGACGGGCGGAGGTGGAATCAGTTAATGGCTCTCTCCTCATTCCGGTCAATTGTGGTCAGCAGCTATATGATGTCATTGATATAACCGATAGCCGAGCTGGGCTTGAGGCAGCTAAGAGGAGAGTGCTCGGGCTGACTCTGGTTTATAGTCCAAAAAGCGGGGAGTATCGGCAGCGGTTATTGTTAGGCGGAGTATAGAAATTGCTTATTTACCTCACCCCCTTTATCCCC